CAAGTCAATACTTTGTAGCTAAACAAGATAAGCACAGAGTAAAGCATTCAGAGCTTGCAGATTATTGTGATATGATTAATGATGGCGTTCAAACAGAAGTCCATCACTTTAAAGAGAAAGTTGTATGAGTAAACCAGAAGAAGCTTGGGTTGGGCAGTATGCTGCCTTTAATGATGCCCTTAAATATATGGTCAAGCGTGCCAATGGAGAAGAGAAATCAATCTATACACCATGGCCTAAGTTTAATGATGCTACTACTGATGGTTTAGAATGGAACACTCTTACAGTAATGGGTGGAAGACCTGGTTCAGGTAAAACACTTATTAAAGATCAGATCATAAGAGAATCTTTTGCATTAAATCCTAATGATGACTTTAGAGTTCTTGAGTTTCAGTTTGAGATGGTTGGTAGAACCTCAGCATTGCGTGAGTTCTCATCTATCACAGGTAAAACTTATAAAGAACTGTGTAGTGCAGGTAGTGTATTAACTACTGATGTACTAAACACTTGTCATCAGTATGCAAAAGAACGTGTAAAGTATCCAGTTGATATTGTATCAAGACCTATGACTGTAAATCAAATGCGTGAGCAGATTGATATGTACATGAATCAACACAAAGGTCAGAAGACTATAATCACATTGGATCACACCATGCTTGTTAAAAGAGCACCATACCAGAATAGTAGTTTGGATATGTTGTTTGAGCTTGGTGAATTCTTTACACAGACTAAGAGGGAATACCCTTGTATGTTTATTGCACTTTCACAGCTTAATAGAAACATTGATAACCCAGAGCGTGCCCAACAAGGTAAATACGGAAACTATGTACTTGAATCAGATATATTTGGTTCAGATGCTATGCTTCAGCATGCTGATACTCTAATAGGTATTAACAGGCCAGCAAAGCAGAAGATTAGACTATACGGTCCAGACAGATATATCATAGAAGATGATAGAACATTGGTGTTGCACTTCCTCAAAGCACGTAATGGTGATACAAGAATGAGTTTCTTTAAAGCACAGTTTGAACGAATGGAGATTGCTGAAATGGCAACTCCACCACAAGAACAACCAAGATGATAACAACAAAACAGTATGAAGTAAAAACATTAAAAATGACTCCTGAAGAAAGAAAAAGAAAGGTAGCAGAATTAAAACAGCAGCATGATGAGTACTTTAATTCAAATGAATTACAAGATGCTGCTTATATACCTAAGATGGCTTATAGACCACCGGGTAAAGATGAGTTGCATGTTAGCTTCTTTCCAAGTGAGCTTGAAAGAAACAAAGATATCTATACAGAGTTTGTAAGTATTGACTATGATATTGAAGACCCTAAGAGAACTTTGTATTTACACAAGTACAATCCACATTGGAAAGATGAATATGAGATGGTAGAGAGTAATAGTGGTTTTCAAAGACATATTATTCCTGTATCAGAACTCAAAGTTGTAAGTGACGCTGTGTCAAAGCAAGGAAAAAATAATATATTTGACCTTACTGACTTAGAAGAACTACCCGATCCAGATGAAGCATTCTCTGTTAGAGGTGTAGTTCAAGCACTTAATAGGATAGCAGACACACTAAGTAGAATAGAAAATAAATTAAAATAGATGGCACAAAGTGTTTTAGTAATTGCTGAGTCAGGCTCAGGTAAATCAACGTCTATTAGGAATCTTGATCCTAAAGAGACAGTAATCATTAACATTGCTAACAAACCTTTACCCTTTAAAGGTTGGAGAAGCAAATACACTCCTTTGGATAAGGCAAATCCAGATGGCAATTTGATCAGTGTATCAAGTGGTCCAGGAGTTTATAAAGCCATGCAGCATGTAAGTGAAAAGATGCCGCATATCAAGAACTTAGTTATTGATGATTGGCAATATATGTCAAGCTTTGAGTACTTTGATAAAGCTACTGAGAAAGGCTATGACAAATTTACCCAGATTGCAGCTAACTTAGCTCAGGTTGCTAAGCTTCCTAAAGACCTGAGAGATGATTTGTATGTCTTCTTCTTAACACACTCAGAAGAATCTACAGATATTAATGGTCATCGTAAGGTTAAGGCTAAGACTGTAGGTAAAATGATTGACAATGCTCTTACATTAGAAGGTTTGTTCTCTATTGTATTGTTTGGCAAAGTCCGCAAAGAAGATGATGGTAGTCTTCACTATGGTTTTGAAACACAA